TCGTCGCTCAGGAGTGATATTTGTTATTTGCTCATACTGAGTTCGTGGGATAGGACCACTAGTTCCCTTGTCAATATTCTTAAGTTGTGCTGGGGATAACCAAACTGTTTGACCTTTATACTTAACGGCTCTGTAGCCCATACTTTCAAATTCTTGACGTGTAGGAATTTTCTTAGAGATAAAAGTAGGTGCGCCAACAGTAGGTTTAGTTAGTGGTGGATTTTTTAATTCTTTCCACAATTGTTCTTTTGCTTTTGCAACAGAGATACCGCGTTCTTTAGATATAATCTTTGCTGCTTTTTCAATCTCTGCAGGAGTAAGTTTCTTACCCCATTGTTTAATAGTAAGTGGTTGAACTTTTTTTGCTGTTTGTTTTGCTGCTTCTGCTTCGGCAGCGGTAAGTTGAGGAGATTTTGCAACTTTACGTGGCATACCAGTTGGATGTTGAGACATCTCTCGTAAAACATCACGCACGTCTTTACTTAAACGTGGAGTAACTTTCTTCGGTGGTTTAGCCATTATTCCTATCCGTACATCTCTTGCCATTGCTCGGCAACGACATCGTCAATATTAACTGTATAGCGTTTTTCTTTTTGTGCTCTTGTTGCCCAGCGATTATGTGCCCACTTTTGTATATTAGAGTTTTGTTGCATAAACTCTCTACATCTAATGACACCAAACCATAACGCCATTACGCAGTCTGTCTTACCCCTTGTATCAGGTTTCCACGTAAGAAGTTGTTGAACTAAAGCCTTAAGTCCTTCAGAACCCTCAGTGCTTGGAAGTTCCAATATATTGTTCTTTTGGAATTTTCCTTCTCTGGATGTTCCAAAGAGAGTTGACATACTTGCAACTCCGAAGTTTGTGTCCCATTTGTTTTTGCCTGTAAAGTGAGAATTAAGTCGTACGCCGTAAGAAGCAAGCCAGTTTCGTAAGTCTTCGTCAAGTGAGTAGGCTTTTTGATGGGCGTTGATTTCAACTCGGAACTCTTGCGGTTTATAAACTTGCGTATATACTTCAATTGCTTCCCTAATTTTTTGTGGCGTAGGTTCTGCCATATTTAGACAATCTAAAATATAAATTTTGCCATCTGCTTTATTATACGTCATAGCAACAAACGCAGCATTACCAGCCATAGCAGGGTCAAAACCAACAACGGTATAACCCTCAACTCGTGACGGGTGCCCAGCAGCACCTGGTTTTAATACACCACGTTTTCTCATTCCATTGATAGAACCTTGAACAAGTTCAGATGGAAAGATAGAATCTTCAGTAACATCTTCTTGCTGATAAACCAAAGCCCACGTAGATGGAGTTACCTCTCCTCTACGTCTAGCAATTGTTGGTCCATCCCATTTCGGGTATAGCCCTTGCTCGTCAGGTGTCTCATCATCGCCATCCCACGGAGAGTCCGACTTCGCCCAAAGGGTGACCCAGTCTTTTGGTTTCTCGGCATACTGTAATACAGCAGGCATACCCATATACGTAAATGGACTTTTACCACTTGACCAATGCTTAGGGTCTCTAAGTTCTTTGTAGAAGTCCGTCGGCGCAATTCGTGTCCCCACTACTAACAATTTACCGTTCTTACCTAAACGGGTAATAACTTCTTTTTGTAGCCAGTTAATTTGTTTTTCATACTCGTGAGCGTTAGCGGTTGTAATACAGTCATCTAAAATTATAAGGTCGGCACGGGCACCGTAAATCTGACCCCCCATACCGAGTGCCTGAATAGTCGGGTCCTTCTCCGAAGAGTTACGGGCATCACTTCCCAAGTAGACGGTATCAACACGCCAGGTATCAGAGTCATCTTTCCATCCCCCTTCTGGCCCAAAAGTTGTTTGCAACTTTAACCAGCGCGGGTGGCTTAACCTTTGTTTGATTGCGTACACGAACTCCCGTGCTTTGACAAGCGTCTTAGAAACAACGATGATTCTCACGTTGGGATTTAGTGCGATGCGGTAGGTAGAATAATTTACCGTAATTACGGTGGACTTTGCGTGCTCAGGTGGCACGTTTATAAGTAGGCGGTTTGGGTCGCCCTGCTCGTAAATCATACTTTCGTGAAGCCAACTTGGCTCTCTACCCTCTAAGAGGTCAATCCAGTCTTGGTGATGTGGGAAGACGCGTTGGTCTAAAAACATTTCTGAAAACTGGGGGAAGGTAATATCTTCACGGGCTACCCCTAGGGCTTTCAGGGAATGCTCTTTAGCATTTTCCTTTGCCTCTGTCAGGTCGGTAGCAAATTGTTTATCACGCATCATCCAGATGCGAACGGTGTCGGGCTTTTTGCCCAAAGACTCCATAGCCTTATGGACAGACATACCCTCAGATACAAGGGCCAAGACTTTGGCCTTGGCTTCCGCCATAGCCTTTGTCCTAGGATTATTACCCTTCTGAAAAGTCACAGAACTGTCCCATCTACAATAGTTAGTACAGTTACAGACAGACAGTTAGAAACAGATAGTAGATACAGTCTGTAACGCAAGCCCTAAAGGCTTGCTACTATACGGGACTATAAATAGTCCCTACTATCTATTAATCCGTTCAAACAGCCATTCCGAACGGTTTATAACAAAAATGTAATGTAACTCACATATATAATAGGACAAAATAGGACAGTAAACTGGGGCATAGGGTTTGTACGGGAAAATCTTTTTGGTAGTTACCCATACAACTGCCCTACAGTTTTAAACAGTCTGGGGTCATTTAGACCCCATCCTGTTTGCTGTCGCTCAGTTCTACTGTAGTGACTGAACTGGAGATAGGTACTGTCTCCCTCGCGCTTTAAAAACAGTTCTATCCTGGCGCTCGGTTAATAATAAATCTAACTTTCTGTTCAGGGTGTGCGCCTACGGCGCAAGTCTGAATAGTGTAGTTAGAGATACTAACTACAGAAAGGAAGTTATGAAACTATTCTGCGCTTACCACCCTGATAGAGAAGCAGATGGTATTGCTGTCCTGAGCAACGGAACAGAAGTTCCTATGTGTGAGGAGTGTGGTATCAGTGGCTGAATCCAATGGCATCACAATCACAAATATGTGCTATCAGTGCTACACACTCACTGAACTCTGCCCAGACTGTCAGGAACTAAGAGACAGTCGTGACGCAGATATTGCCCATCAGTTAGTTGATGAAGGCAACCTGCAGTACCGTCACCAATGGTCTATCAGCAATCCAATGCCGTCAGGCCACGACTGGACAGACAGAGAAGGTGAACTGAGAGAACCAATCTCAGTCCTCGCTGACCGTATCTACGACGTAGAGACCAGCATCACAGTCACAGCAAACGAAACCGTATGCACAGACTGTCACTATATCCACAACAGAGCAGTCATCTGCCCAAACTGTAATTAACCAACCAAACGGACGGCACCCGTCAAGTGTGACGGGTGACCGCCCGACAAAAAGTAAAGGAGACAGCAAGTGAACACAGTAAATAGTTTCACATTCAACAACGCACTACTCAAGTCAGTCAAGGACTATGGCAACGTAGTCAAAGGCATCGTTCAATCACGCCAAACGGAATATACTCCAGATGGCCAAATGCGTGCTCGTTTCATCGCATCCCGTCAGGTTACTATCACAGACCCTGACATCATCGCTCAAATCCGTCCACTCCTAGCCGATAACTCGGAGTTCTCAGTCAACCTCTCAGGTTATATGACAACAACAGTCCGAGAGTCCAAAGGTGAAACCAAGTGGTATGACAACCAAATTGTCACCACTTTAGAGTTCACCGCGTAACCCCCACGCTGGCTGGTCAGGTTCCCCCCTGGCCAGTCAGCACTTCTTTTCTAAAAGCCCAGCAAGTACCCGCAGGAGATAAGCGAGACCAATCTATGTACCTTTCAACACTAGACATCATTGCTATATGTATCGCACTAATTCTACAGATGTGCCTCAATATACTGCTAGTTATATCAGTATATAACTGGAAGAAAATGAACAGCAATACAGCAAGACTATTAAACCAGGAACGCAAGGCCAGAGCCTACTGGCAGGAGCATAAGGAGACAATCTAATGATGACACTATACGCAACCAGACGCTGCCCATATTGCCATAAGACTGGCAGCATAGCCGTTGACGAGAAGGAACTCTTTACTTATCTGCGTGGAGAGTATGTTCATAAAGCATTTCAATCCTTGACAGTTCCACTCAGAGAGCAGATAATTAGTGGCGTTCATCCAGAATGCTGGCAAGAAATGTTTGGCCAAGAGATAGAGGAGAGCATCAATGATTGAAATAACTTTAAAAGTAGATAAAGAATGGTTTCAAATACTAGGAACTATCTCTCGCCATCAAGATGGTTTTATTTGGGTAGAAGTAAAGG